CTTGCACACAATGGTTTTCATGCCATCCACGATCTGCATGCTGTACTTGTCTGAATTCATTCTACGCAGGTTGTTCCAGTTGATGGCCGCACGCACGTGACCTGGCATGTTGGCTCGTCCTTGGCGTTCTTCCTCTTTAGCATACTTGGTCAAGTTGTTGACACGCTTGGGACTGCCCTTTTCCCAACCTGGTCGTTCTTTGAAAGTATATTTGAACTCACGGATCTTTGCGATGATTTCATCACGAGTAGCACCAACAAGCACATCATTCAAGATCTCACTGAGAAAGTCCTGGATGACCTTGGGCGTGTCACTGCGCTTGAGATCCAGACCCATGGCCTTGACTCGGCCAGGCTCTCCGTGTGTGTCAACACGTTTGTTTTCTTTGTCGTAGTACATGACAGCATACCGCTTCTTGGTGATGAACAGGCCTTTTGATGCCACAAGTTCACGACCACCCCGTATGACTTCGCCCATGCTACGTGGCACATGGAATGCCTGTTCCATGAATCCCGGAAAACTTTCATTGACCTGATCTGCAATCGAATTGTATAGTTGCACAGCAATCTCTCGGCTCCAGGTCATGCGGCCGGCTTCAATCTCAGGTTTCAGCACGGGATAAGCAGAAAAATAGCAACTATCTGTATCGCCATAAATGATGGCTTCGCCTACATGATCGTACTTGCCAGTGATACACTCGTTGACATAAGCATCCATGTGTTGGGCAATGGCACGACCTGTGAGTGTGGTACTTTGTCCAATGCGTTTGTCAAAGAATCTACAGCCAGGATTAAGGATGGCACCATACAGCGAATTCAAGTTGATCTTTTTCACTAACTGGCGTTTATCCCAATATTCCTCTTGTTCGGGATCCTTGCACTCTTTCAACCGGGTCTGCATGTCTTGGCGTTCGGCATACCAACGTTTCAGCAGGCCGGGGATCACTGCTTCACGTTCATAAGTGAATATTGTGCCATTGGCCGTGATCATCCATGGTTGGTTTGAATCAAAGACAAGATGCCATACATCTGCGGCACTGTGTACACTTTCTGCTCCGTCCTGCCAGTCTATGGTGATCTCGGTGCCCGGTTTTTGTTCCATGACGGCAGTGTATTCAAGACTGCCAAACAGGCCTTCCCAGGCCGCGGCAAAACTACTGCCCGAACGCATCTTGTCTGCAATGTAGCGTTCAGTCATGACGGGTCTGAGTTGAGCTACAATGGTCTCGGGACCCATGTTCAGGGCACGGATGGCCGACGGATATAGACTGTTGATGTCTATTGACCCCACATACTCGTGTATGCCTTTGCGGGGATAGGCCACATAAGCACCTGCGGCAGCAGTGTCGTCATCTGAATAACGTTCTTTGCGATTGGGCACCACCAAGCCACGTTCATGTGCTTCGTTGATGATGGCCTGCTCAGTCACGGCCACAGCACCCATGGTGGTCTGAAGCAACACTGTGTTCTCATGTGCCAGGGTGTTGGCCAAGTCTAGAAATTTCAACTTCTTGTCTAGCTGTGCCAGGCCGTTGACGTCTTGTCGATTGTACTCGATAAACTTCTTGAAGTTTTGATTGTACAAGGCATCTAGTGTGCCTTCAAATTTAGTCTTGCCTTCCATGCCTTCGTATTCAAGTATGGCGTCTAAACTATAACTATGGCGCTCTTCATAGGTGTATTTCCTATACAGTTGCATATAGTCCATGTGTACACGACCAATCAAGTCATAGGTCTGACTCTCGGTGCCAAAGCGTTCAAAGGTTCGGGCTTTGGGATGTTGATCCCACAGGCAAAATCTTCTTGTGTCATCTTTTGAAAGCACACGGGTCACACGATTTACTGTGTAGGGTATATCATAGCCCTCCGAATTCCACCCACTGAGTGCATCAGCATCTTCAATGACGTCCAGGAATGTGTTCAGCATGTCTTCTTCACGCTCAAACAACAAGGTATCCGGAAACTCAGCACATATTTCTTGTGCGGTGGTCCAAGTCATGTGCCTGGGTGGAACTACAAGTGTGATCAAGCGATCGACCCAGGCCAGGTACACGCTGATGGCTGTGATGGGGTTAAATGGATCTTCTGGTCGGCTGAAGCCGCGGTCTGTGTCAAAGTCTACTTCGATGTCAAAGAACGCTACATTTAATTTAGGACCGTCTTGGCCCTTGTAGTTTTCTTCCAGGCAACGGAATATGGGATTGATATCACTCTCATACAACTGCTTGCCGCTCTGCATGCGGATCTCTCGTCGGAACTCTTTGTTGTTGCGAGTTGAAAATCTACTTACAGGTGTGCCATAAATTGAAACAAACTTTCCTCGAGGATCATCATAGTAGAATGTGTAGTTGGGTGCATATTCTTGATAGCGGCGTTCTCCATCTCTGCGTTCAACCACGTGTATGCGATCGTGTTCACGATCAAATAAGGCGTCAATATAACTCAATGCTTTCTCCAGTTATGGCTGGCGGGCCATGATTCATGTTGCTTACGGCAACGACTCGCTGTTGTAAAACAGTACTTATAGCGTCTTGCCCACAGTGGTCAAGATTTGTTCCAACAACTCGTGATCCTGTTGTTCTCTACCAAACTCACTCTTGTGAGCCAGGCGAATGGCTTTTTTCAGCACGCCGGGTTTGATTTCAAGTTCTTCGGCAATGGCCTTGACTGTGTCATTGAGACCACCTGTGAGTGTTTCAATCTCATGCATGACTGTCATGCCTTCGTTGATGACCTGATTGAGTTTACGTGTTTGTTCTGCGTTGAAGTTTTTGCTTGCCATTAGATTTCTCCTGTTAGTCAACCTATTTTACAGTAATTAAATTAAAAGTCAAATGGTGTTATACCAATCAGCTAACCTTGGAAATGTTGATGAAAAGTCTTTCCCACGTCGCTGATCGTATTGAGTAAAAAAGGATTTGAAATCTTTTCTTAGATCCTGGACAACAATTTCATGATCGTTGTGCGGTTGGGTCATGGTACGCATGTAGTTGATATAGCGACGTACATGACCCTTTTCAAATGGTGAAAACAATCGATCTACATCGGGTTCTTCCATAAACTTTTCTATTTCGTTGGCGTACTGTAGTCGTAGCTCCATGGGCAGAATCACAATGCTTTGAAAGGTCGGATATCGAACCAAATTAACAGCGAGCACCATCCAATTTGATCCGTGTTGACGTTTTTGTTCTAAAACATAATAAAGAAATTCAACAAATCCATCTGTGCTTACAGCACTCATGGTGCTAATCACACTGACATTTCCAATTACAGCACTTTGTCGTATAGTTTCTACATTTTCTACCCATTGATTCCAATCATGTCCATCACGAACATATTCGGCTCGAGAACCTGTGCTTTCGCCACTGGTATAGATCCAAATTGGTTGTTTGATTCGTCCTGCATAGTCCAGCATTTTTTCTACCAATTCAGTTTCATAGGTAAGGTTGGTGGTAATTTCGATACGTGTGGTGCTGGCATTGGGATTATTGGCCAACCAGTCAAGTAGACGCCAAGTATATCCACTCATCATAGGTTCGCCACCGGTAATGCGCAACTGCTTTAAACTCTTGTGTAGACTTTTATTCCACCATTGGAACCAAGATTCGCTGTAAGGATTCTCAGTGCCATACGGATATAAATATGCATTTTTCCCCTCATACATATAATGCTTGCGTTGATCAGTGGGCAAATTTTTATAAGGACCGTTGCGTTTAATGTCCTTGGCCCAGCTACTAGAAATACTGCTACAACAATAACTACAGGCCAACTGACAGGTCTGATCAAAACTGATTTCAAGATAGTGCGGGTCATAATCTTCATCAGCGCTTTGTTCAAAGGCTAGTTGTAGATCTTGTTCTGAACTTACAGTGCTTTGCCATACACGATCTGAAATATTGTTGGCATCTAAATCTTCCATAACCCAACAAAACTGGCAATTATGTGGGCGTTGTCCTTGTTGCATCATGGCTCGTTCTTGTTTTTTAATGGGGGTGTTGTGCAGAGCACGAGGATTGGTTTTAATGGCTTCTAAATCGATGTCATGTGAGGGATTGTGGTGACAGCTCGTGGTTTTTCCTGAACTCAGCCACATGCTGACATGATACCATTTGGCTCCACAAAAACTGGGACTCTTGGAATTAAGCACACGATCTCGGTAGTCCAGCATCTCTTGATTGATAGGGATAATTTTCTGAGTCATCTAGTAATTAGCTCACTTCTGGCGCCACGGTAGCGAATCGTGTTGCCAGGCCAGCAGCCGGCCATTCGGTCCTAAGGCCAAATCTTATTCTGTGTCAGTGCCCCGGTAGAACCAGGCATCGTCGCCGCCGGCTGACCATTTGGCCAGGTGCTCCACACTGTACACCGTGGTGGGTATCTTGAAGTCTGGAGTTTTCAACACCGCTGGTACCAGGCTCACATCATACCACAGGCAACGATTGTTGGGCTGGCAGGCAAACTGTCCGTTGTCCAGGCGTATGAAGTTGTAGCTTTTATGCTCTTCCACACCTTCGGTAAAGGTCACATCCAATCGATTAGAATCCGGAGCAGCAAAGTCTATGGTAAACAGGTACTGTCCAAAATGGAAGTTTTTATCCTTGCCATAGTACTTGACCTTGAGGCCGCGTAGATTAGATTTTTCTATCACAGCCATGTCATAGCCCAGGCAGTCCCAGATCTGCAGGTGATCCAGGCTGAGATCTTCTGCTGGTGCCACGGGTCGCCACACATAGGCACTGATGGGCAACTTGTCATACAAGGCACCATAGTCGGTGAGCATGCA